ATTAGTGCGAAGCTTGACGTGAGGGAAAACCTTTCTGCGTTTTCTGATTGAGATTGAGTCCATATTTCAGCTTCTGTCGATGTCAAGATGCTTGTGTCGTTTATGCTGCCATACGAAACGTCTGTCAAGGCATCTTCCGTTATGTCAAAGTGAGTTGGAAGTCCGTCCCCATCTGACCACCATCTTGCTCCCGCAACTGTAAGAGCTCCTAAGAATTTAGATCCACTGACCTTTGGGAACTGGCTTGAGTTGTTTTTGAGCCCAAAATAAAACATATCTCTTGTTGTCGAGAATGTGTTTTGATAGGTTACTTCACTTAATCCCCAACTGTGGTTTAATTCGCTATTGTCAGTAAAGGAGAAGAACGCACCTACCACAATTTGGTTCCAGTCGTCAAAAACCATTGGGTATAACAAGGCTTGCCTGCTATCTAAAACAAGAGTGTTCTTTATTCCACCCGTATAAACTTTATGATAAATCTCTGCCATTACAAATATTCTCCTGTATAAAAAACTTCTCCTGAAATTAAAACGCCAGTATATCCAGACGCATAATTCTCAAAATCATCGTTTGAAAAGTATTCGTAAGAATTTATCAACGCGGCCATGCCCCAAGCGCCAAGGGAAAGTTGCGGCCAGCCAAAGGTTTCGTTGAATTGCCCGACAATCCCCCCGCTGCCCATCTCTTCAAAGTCTTGGTAAATGCTCCATGGCTGAAGGTTCAGTGAAAAGCCATCTCCATCTTCATACAAGCCGAACAAGTGGACCTTGTCATAAAATCCGCTGTAAGGTCGATTTGCATAAACACATTTTAAAGAGTGTGGGGTTTGACTGAATTGGTAAGCGAGGTATGGTTCTGAGTAACTCTCAGAGTCCAAGCGCACATACACGTCACTTCCAGAGAGGTAGAAACAAGCGATGTCTACGCTTTGTGAGCCTGTATCGTAATACGCTTCACTATTGTTCCACATCTGAGGATAAGACCCGACAAAGCTTCCAGTCAGCGTTCCTGCGCTATCATAAATCTCCACGTTGCCATTTCTTTCAGCCGCGACAAATGGGCTCAGGCTGCTATCAAAACAGAGCGAGGTATTGTCTGCTGTGCTATCCAATGTTAAAATTTCATGCCCAGAAACAGAGTTTGGATCGTAAAGATCGTAGCGATTAGCATAAACAATGTCGCTGTCCACCCAGCTAAACCATAACTCCGTTAAATCCCCGCTTTGGAACGCCTTTGGCCCTATAAAGAAGGAATTTGTCGGTTTTGTATCCAAGAATATGGACTTGTTGCCAGAGGCATAGTCGTATAGTCCAGTGTATGAGATTTCTTGCGGTTGAGAACTGATGAGGGGGAGATATCGTGAGAAGTATGAAAGATCGTCTACTTGAGCAATTCCCCTGCCAGAAATTCCATTTTCTCCAGTGACACTTTCCACGCTTGAAAGAATCCAATCAACGGGACCATGATTTCCATTAAAAATTACTTCATTTGAATCATAGTTTATATTCGTCGCAAAAGCTTCCCACTTAACAGAGATTCTTTTTCTACTATCAATCGAAAGGCTATCTGACGAACTGATAAGCTGCAACTTTTCCAAGCGACAGGAGAACTTGCTCTTGCTTACCTCTTCCCAATTCTCATCAAACCACCCTCCGCAAGGAGATTTAAAGTCTACTGTGATTGCGCCTGTATTATTTGTTATGAACCTAGAGAGGGTGTCAGCTTCATGATTGCTTAAGATGAATTCCGCACCAAGCTCTGCTCGAACTGGATACGTGATGTTTCGGTAAAATGGATATTTCTCGCTCAGCCTTTTGACTTCTTTGCGTTCGAACGTAAAACCAAGGGATAAGGATTGTATAAAATCTTGGCTTATATCGTTGTTGAGAGAGAATCCTGAAAGGTCGTCCCATGTGATCTCCATATCGCTTGGGCGTAACGCCGCGACATCTTGGGCCTCTCCCGTGACACGGGAGTTGTATTTTGTGTCAAATGGAGGAAGTATAAATTTGCCCCCAACAAAATTTCCAAGAGTGTCTACCCTTGGGATCTCGCCACTAGAAGTAATCCCATCTCCAGCAGTAATAGAGAATCCACGGAAACCAACGGAGCAAGATATCGGGTTGCCAACAGCAGCATTTATAATATAGTTGGAGATTGCGCAATTTCCGACCGCCAAAACAGTCTCATCATTGGTCCTTATGAACAAGTCGGATTCGTGCTGAATAAGATCAGAGAACGCGTTGCCAGTTCCATTGACGATAAAGCCCAAGATCTGTTCGTTCTCCCCGTCAGTGGGAAGGTAAGACATGTTCATGCTTATAAACGGACTTTCAATGATTGCGTGCCCTTGAGAAAAAGACCCTAGCTGTGGAGAGCGGGTTCTTTCTATGGTTATGTCGAAGTTGCTCGCCGTTACGCGCTGAAACTGCGAGATGTCGCCACTGTTATAATTTTCCTGTCCCGTCCAATTGGGGCCAGAATAAATAGAGTGGGTGTTATATTTAAGAGTCCTTGCCATGCCTGCTATGATACAATAAAGCCGCAGTATAATAGTCGGTCTGGTGTTCTTGCGCGATTTCTTCTACCGCTTTGCTGATAGGGCTATTTAAGTTGAACGCAAGTTGTTCGGGATCTCCCAAATATTTCTTGAGTTCTGTGCTCCATTTCCCTTTGCTCGCAGTAGTAATTACGCGCTCGACCAAACTTGCAGCCATGATTTCTTGCTGTTCGGTTAGTTCTTTTATCTTGTATTTCCGCTTGATTGCCTTTTCCGCCTCGCTAGAGAAGCGAGAAATTGCCCAAACGGTATCTGCCATTTTCTTGACTCCGTATTTCCCTTCCTTCGCGCTTGATGTTCCTTGAGGGCTAACCTTCTTTGTGGTCTGCGGTATTCCGCTGCTTCCCGCTGGGCGACCATCGTTTGGAGAGGTTGGTTTCCCGCTCTCCTTGCCGTTCCCGTTACCCGTGTCAGGAGGTGTTGGGGAGGAAATCATTGGGGTGCCGCTTCCAACTGGATTGAAATGGGCCTTGCGGCGACTCTTGACATATTTGTCTTGAGCTTCATCCAACTCTGCGTCCTCTGGGAGGATACCCGTCTCCATAGCCCTAAACACTTGTTCTGGCGTAAGGAATCCAATTTCACCGAGGCGAGTGTAAATACGCATCATCTGAACCTCGTCCTTAAGACTTGATCCTTGGAAATGTGCAGTAGGGATCTTTCTGAATCCCATGTCCTTGCAAACTTTTCTGATCTCTGGTTGTAAGAAATCCTGTAGGAATGCTTCTTGACCTTCGCTGAGCCTTTCTAAGAAGACCTTCACCTTGATCATTTGATTCGCAAGTCTTTCCTCCCCAACGATAATGTTTTGCAGGCCGTATCTGATACTGCGCTCTAAAACTTCGTATTTTTTAGGGTCGAGAATATTGCCAATTTCAGGAATAGCAAACTGAGCTTTTGTCGTATAATCAGAAACAAGAACCCTCGTCACAGACTCGTTAGAAAAAATGTTTTGTATGCTGGCCATTGCCTTGGGGTTCACCCCACCACCATATTCATGCTTCTTCTCTCCCATCGTGATTAAGAGAACAACATTTTGAGCCGTGCGACTAATCGCTTGATCCATGTTTTTCAAGGCTTCAACCCTGTCGATATCTTTTAAAACGGGGAATCCAAATGGGATTGCGAAAGGTTCGTAAGGTTGCTTTTTGTAGAAAACATAACAGAGCCTCTTTGGATCAAGCTCTATTTCGACCCCTGAGGCTGTGAGTCCCTGTCCTCGAATTTTCTTCTTGGCATCTGCTGAAAGCGCGTCGAAAACCGCCTGATCTTCTTCTGTCTTCGGGTTTCTTAGTTGCTCGATCTCATACGGGGAAAGAACTTTGACGTATTTGCAGTGGGAAAAATTTGAAGTCGAAAGCGCCACAACATTTTTAGGGTCTAAGATCACATACCTTAAGGCGATCCTACTCTTTGATGCAGCAAGGCTTACCCTTCCGCTGTCAGCCTCGCTTCGGATTTTACGAAGATCCTCTTTGGAAAACTTCCCATCAAACCTGTAAAGGAAAACATTCCCAGATCGAAAATACTCCCTAAAAAACTGTTCTGTAAGTCTTTGAACCTTGATTCTTCTTAACCAGTTCTCGACAAAGGTTCTGGAAGACTTGTTTCCGCCAGTAAGATAAATGCTCGAAGACGAAAACTCCGTCATGATATCTATCGTATTACGGAATACGGCAATGTGGGCGTAGGTTTTTTCACAAAGCTCAATTGCTGAAGCAGCAGAAACCTTCCCACTACTTGAGTCCCAAGGCATCTTGAGACTTGAAAGTTGGGCATACTCGGGAAGAAGCTGTTCTGTCGAGGTATAGTTGCGCCTGCGACTGTTCCCACCAGAAGATGGGGCACCAGAGCTATAAGTCGCCGCATCGGAAACCCCAACAGGCCCCCAACTATACTCCTCATTTTCTGCAAACACAACAGGCACGCCTTCCTTCGTATTAAGTATAGCTGGGGCTGGCTCCACGCTCTTTCGAGAGAGGTTGTTCCAATAGTCTGGATTCTTTTTCTTATAAGGTCTTTTTGGCATGAAAGTTACTTTTTCTTACTTTTACACATTAATCTCGAATTACGGAAGGCATAAAATCAAATTCCTCTTCCTGTGGCGCAGCTATCATGTCGTGATAACATTTGCTTGCCCAATTTGCGATCAAAAGAGACGTGTATAAATCTCGTCGCGTCTTATTTGGGCCAGTTTGGTTTTTCAAATGATGAGGAAGGGTAAAGGTTTGAACGCCAGAGTCAGATGCCTTGATTTGAATTAAGGCACATTGAGTTTTTGTTAGCTCAAGCAAGAATCCTTGCCGCTCTAATAAATCAATTTGTTTTGCCTGAAGTCTCTTGTCCTGAGACAAGCCTTCATCTAACTGATCGATGGTTTTATTGATCTCTTCCGCCTCGTCAAGTTTATTCTTCTTATCGTTTACAACCGACCCAATAAATTTGAGGTCTTTGAGATTGTCGATTTTAGTCTGGTCTCTTTGCTTTTTGTATTCTGTTTCGATTCCTTGTGCAGGGGAAGCAAAAACGATACGCTTGTGCCCAATGTTACCTTGAAGCAATTCGTTCGCACGGCGAATCCAGTCGCTGTTAAAATGTTGGAAATAGACGATCTTATTTATTTCTCGATTATATAAACCCTTCGCCTTTTGCAACTGTCTTTGATAATCTACGATATCGGAAAAATCTGCCTCTTCTCTTGGAATGGCTTCTAAAGGTCTGCTCTTGAACCACTTATACTGATTGACAAACTGTAAGAATGTTGGGCCGCCAGCATTATCGATCATTACAAAGACAACATTAAAGTTGGATAGGATATAACGCAGGTATTCTGCATGGTCTTTAAACTTGCCGCCAGCAACAGCATAACAGTTAACAAGGCGATATCTTCCATTCTCCAAGACCTTAATAAGGGTCATTGCAAAAAAGTCAGAGGAATCATTTTCTGCCCAAGCAGGGTCAATTGCCAAGATGTATTTTGCCCCATCCTCTCCTTTGATCTCCGTTGTTGGGTATTCTCCATACGGGACCGAACAGGTATTCATCGCAAGCATGTTAAAGAAGCCACCACTTTCATTACTGAACTGTGCTCCGAATTCCCGCTCATATTGCTGCGGGGACATCTCGCTTTTCGCCTTCTCAACAAGAGCCTCGTCATAGAGCCCCTCGCAACGCAGCTTTGCATAGTCATAGGAGAACTGCAAGACAGCATAAGATCCCTTCACTTGGTTGGACTTGTCTTCGTTAAGCTCGCGCCCATCCTCCGTTCCAGAGACGATTTTCTTGATGTAATCTTGATAGGTTTTGTATAGCGGCTCAAATTTGTAGGACGCAGACGATAAGCCAATCATCTTATTCTTTTTAAATTGATAGCGCTCCCCTTCTTTCATCTCACCCTTTTCGATCAAGGAGTTTTCCGCCTGTCGAATGTCGTAAAGTCTTTTCGGGTCTTTGTGGGTAGACAAGAACGGCATGATAATTTCATTCATCACACGATCTGGCATAAGTAGAAGCTCATCAACGATTAAGCAATTAAAACGAAATCCACGAAGCTTTTCACCGTCACCGAGAGGAAGGGCTTTGATTTCTGACTTGCCAATTTTCATAGACCATTCATCAGCAAGATGCTTTGGTCTGGAGCCTAAACATTCTGCCAATAACTGACCCTCTGGCTTAATCATGATTTCCTCGATCTTTTTGAAAATCTCACGAGACTGACGGAATGATCTGGAAATAATTGCGATCTTTGCCTCAGGCTCAAAAATGGCATATAAGAAAGCAAAAACTCCAGTGGTCCAAGAATTGTGGTTGATAAACCCATCTGAGACATAACAGTGTTCATTTTCTACTTGAAGGTCAACGGTTTCCGCCTCTGAAAGCTCGACCCTTTTAATTTCGTCGAAAAACAAATTCGGATC